CTGACCGCCGCCACCGCGCGGCCCTCGACCGATCGATCCACGCGCTTGATTGCGCTGACCAGGTCGGGGATGGCACGACGCACGTCGTCGGCATTGCTGGAGTGGATGCTGATGTGGTACTGGTTCCCGCCGCCCGACGACTGCACGCCGAGCTTGCCGTTGCGGCGCGTCAGCGGTAATACCGCCTCCGGATTACCTCTCTCGGCAATGGATGTCACCGACGGCCCGGTAAATATATTGCCGTTGGCGCTCGTCGCCATTGCCGGACTGGAGCCGGTGCCAAACGCCATGCCGCTACCGGTGGCGCCGCCGGTAATGGCACCGGTGATGGCGCTTGCCAACCAGTTGCCCGCCGGCTGCGTGATCGTCTGGCGCAGGATGATGCGCTGGATGTCCTGCGCCAGACCGCGCAACACGCCCCGCAGGTCCTTGCCCGCAACGATAGCGTCCTCGAACGCGCTCGAGAACGTGAACGACAGTTTGCTCATGGCGCTGGCGCTGTCCTGCGCCATCGTCTTCGCGTTCTTGTCGATGCGCTCCAGCAGCGAGCCCGAATACTCGAACTCCTTGTTCGCAGCCTCGGCCGCCTCGCCGTAGGCCACGAACGGATTGCCGGGGTTGGTGTTGTGCGCCGTGCCCTGAATCTCACCGCTGGCAATCATTTCCTTGCGCTTGGCGTCGATTTTTTCCAGCAGGGTCAACGTTTCGGATACATTCTTGTTAACATTAATGAAGCCGCCAGCCTGACGAATTCCCAGGTTTCCACCGCCTGCTTCGAAGGTGTTCGCGCTCAGGGATGGTGTTACACCGAGGTTGTGTAACTTGCGCTCAACCTCCTTGATCCGTTGATCGACCAGTCCGCCCATTCCGCGACTGCGGTTACGGAACTGTTCTTCAAGAAGCCTCGCACGTTCCTGGTTTAGTGCCGCGATCTTTTGATCGGTTTGGCTGAAATCGAATTGATCCGGAAACAGATTCCCAATACCGGCAGCTGCTCTTCCCCCCAACTCTGCGAGTTTCGCAACACCGCCGATAAACTTGTCAAACCCCTTCTGGAAGTCATCATCCTTGATCGTCTGTGTGAAGTCCTTGATGGCGTTGTTTAAAGCGGGCATCCCCCCTTCCTGGGCCATCATGTCGAACACCGCCGTCTGCATGCGGTTGATGTTCTGCTGAAGATTGTCCGACGCCTTCGTCGCCTGATCGCTGAACGTTTTTTCCAGTGCCGTGGCGAGCTTCGGGAGAACGTCTTCCGCCAGCAATTGGCCGTTGTCGAGCATCTTGTTTAGCTCGACTGTGGTCACGCCCATCGCTCGAGCCGTGATCTGAAAGGCGCCGGGAAGTCGCTCACCCAACTGGCCACGAAGTTCTTCGGCCTGGACGTTTCCCTTAGAGATCATTTGCTGGATGGCATTCAGCGCGCCCGTCGTCTGGTCCGCCCGAAGCCCCATCGCAGTAGCGGCTTCACCGATAGCGGAGAAGATGCGGCGAGTTTCATCCCCCTCCAGAGCAGTCCCTTTCGCTGCCGCCTGAAGCTGGGCAAACTGCTCGGCCGCTTCAGGCAGTGAAAGGCCCAGCCGCTCGGATTCTTCGCGCACGAACTGGAACGACTTGCCCGCCTCCTTCGCGGATCCGGTCGCCGCCTGGAACGTAGATTCGATCCGCTGCATGCGGGTGGTGGCGTTGATGACCTCCCTTGCCAGCAGCCCGAATCCGACTCCGGCCAACACGCCTTTGAGGCTGAATACCGCTCCTCGGAGGCGGGAAAACGCGCCTTCCATCGTCTTGACGCGCTGGGTCGCGCCGCGAGCATCCCGCTCAACCTTGTGGGTAGCGTGTCCAAATTCCTGTGCGCCGCGGCGGGCACTTCTGGCATCAATGCCGAGTACGAGTGTCGTCACTTGTTTTCTCCTGCTCGGATTGATACTGCATGTATTCTCGATCCAATTCGCGGATCAAGTGCAGCCATTGCCAGCACTCGTCCTTCGACCGAATCCCCATCATTCGCAGATAGGACTCGATCTCGGTCAAGGGAATTGGGCCTTGCGTCATACCCATCTGCCTGCTGTCCGAAAGGATGGTGAACGCCTCCCAGATGGACAGCCGTTCTTCCGGTGGTTCTGGCGCCTCCACGATCCATTCGGGAAGTTCCTTGCCCTGGCGCTCCAGAACTTCCCGGAGCGTTTGCGCCCTCTCGCCCTTTTCTAGCTGCCAGCGGAGGGCGCTTCGGAGTTTTTTCCCGACTCCTCCAGTTCTTCGATCTCCTGATCCCCGACAAACCCGGCTGCCCATGTCACGGCGTCAGCGAGTTTTCGGTACTGGGGCTCGGCCAGCACTTCACGCCCCAGCTCGGCGCTGTACTCGACGGCCTGTTCGTTTTCGTCCGAAATGCCCGACCAGTCGATCAGCACATTCTCCGCGAGAATTCGGGCATAGGACTGGGTTTGAACGTCCAGAGGGACAGGACGATTCCCATATCGCCGGTTCAGCTTTCGCGCCATGAGTTGATGCGCCTGCTGAAAGTCCTTGTTGTACAGCGACCTGACCTTAAGGGAGACACCGGGAAGATCGGGGATTTCAACCCAATCCCCCTGCTCCTCCCTTTCAAGATCAACGGCGATGTCGGTCAGTTTCATGGATGCCCCTAGTTCTCTATGTAGACGGACGTGCCCTCAGCCGAATCAAACAAACCCTGCCATGTGATCTCGGCGAACACATCCTGTGAATTGCCACCCGCAACCACCTGTCCGCTCTGGTACTTGATGCGCGGGAAGTGGAAGGTATAGGTGTTGGTGCCGTCCGTTGCATCGAACGACAATGATGCCTCTGTGCCGGCCACGAAGTCGTCATAAATCTGCTGCGCCAGCGCATCGAAGTACGCCGTCATTTTTCCCGTGACCTCGCGCAGTCCGTAGCGAATTCCGACGGCATTCAGGCTGCCGACGGCGTTCTGCGCGCCAACATTGTTGTTGACCGAGAAAGACAGATCAGTGAAATAGATTGTGCCCGACGTGTCGCCTACTGTAATGCTCGCCACGTCGGGTGCGGCCATGACATCTTTGGCGTTGCCGTCGGTGTATGTAGCGCCGGTTTCTTCGCTGGTAGCGACCGACGAAGACAGTCCCATGATCGAGGCCGTGCCAGTGATGACGCTGTTGGAGGTAATCGACAGGTCGAGCGAACTGATCCGACAGCCCTCGAAGCGGAGAAATTCGTCAGGCGATCCGACCTCGAATTTCTTCTCGAAGGAGAGCGATTTGCGTGCCGTACCCGCATCCAGGCGGGAGCTGGCGAATGCCCCGCGCAGTGCGTGCTCGAACAGCGTGTCGAACTCCGTTCCATAGGACAGTTCGAAACTGAAATCACCCTCGGCCGACGCGCCGGTCTGAATCAGATCAGACACATCGGCGTCAGGTCGGATCTCGCTCGACGTGGTATTGCTGATGTTGTAGATCAAGGACTCCGACGTAATCCGGAATTTCTGCCACGCGGGGCTCGCCGGGGTCGTTCCGAGCGTGGTCTCCGGAACAAACGAAAATTGCGTCTGACTGGTATCTGCAAATGACATGATGGGCTCCGTCTATGGGATGGCCTGCGTCTCACGACGCTGGCGTTATGCGCTTGCCCAAGGCGCCTTGTTACGGGCGACCGTCCTGCCTCGCTACGGAGGGGTGCGGATCGGTATCAGGTCAGTAGGTCGTACTCAAAAGGCGCGTAGACATTGATTTGAAACCAGGCGCCGTCCGTGCCGACCACGTTGATATAGGGAGCGTCGAAAAACCGCACACCCGAAAGGCGTTTGCCGCGATAGATGGCTGCGATCGAATCGGCAATCTGGCGGGCTGTGCCGTCGCCTGTGCCGTCCGGCGCAAACACCTGGACGATGACTACACCGGGATGGCGGTAGACGTTACTGCCGCCGCCGAACGCCGGGAGGCTCGCCTCGCCTTCGCGGATCGTGAAGCGCACCCACGGCTCTCGATCGGGCGGCGTGAAGGTGACGTTCTCCCATGCGATGTCATAGGTCGGCGACAGCGCCCCGAATTGGCTATTGAACTGCGAGCGTATCGTGTTGGCCGCTGCCTCGAAGTCGGGCATCACTCAATCCGCCGGAATTGGGATTCGATCTCAGCTACAGTCACGGCGACCATGCCGTGGGGTGCCTGACCGCTCCATGTCCCACTCTCAAGGCGTTGGATGTACGGCAAGTTATTGCTCAGCCAAACGGAACCGAACGGGGGCACGGAGAGAACCGTCGGAGCCTCTCGGGAATACGTGCTCGTTTGCGCACTCGACGCCAGTGGGGCCTCGCCACTGGGGTCTTTGGCATTGGTGGTGCTCGCAACTGGGCTGCCGAGAGACGCCTGCCAATTACCCCGCGCCCTTCCGGTATCCACGGGGGTTTTGTTCACCACGCCTCGAAGCGCCTGCAGCCCGATCTTGGCCGTTACGTCCTGTACTGCCTGCGGCACATCGTGCTCGGCGAAATGCCCGATCTCTGCCGAGAATGCGCGGAAGTTGTCGCTCATTGTCGCACCTGCAATTCGTAAATGGCCACCTGCTCGCCGCTGTAGGTCGGGCGCACATTGACCAGCGTCCACGTACCGCTGCCGATCACGAGCGCGTCTGTTTCCATGCTGGGCGCTATCGCCAGGTTCTGCGCCGGAATTGTTACACGCAGATCTCCCGCCTGGACCACGGTGCCGTCAATGCGGCTGTCTTCGTAGCCCTCCAGGACGCCGTTCACGCTGTAATTCGTGGTTGATGTACTCGTTGTTCCGGTCGCCGGATCATAGGTGCTCGTTGTGCGGCGCAGCGTCACCGGTTTGCCGTAGGCATCCACGAGGCGCTGCCCGAGAGCACGCATGCGCTTGTCGAGTTTTCCGGTCATGCGCGGCGCAACTTGTGGCGCCCACCGCTGCGCCAGTACAGTCCCGACAACAGGCGGTCCATCTTCGGGTACGTCGTGCCGCCGGGAGCGCTGCTCATGTATTCGACCTGCAGACTGCCGACCGCCTCACGCTGGACCATGCCGCCCCTTTCACGCGGAGCCAGCAGCGTGCCATCCAGGGCAACCAGCGCCATCTCCGCCGTGGCGTCCTTGACCTTCTGCGGCACGCCCTGCTGCAAGACATAGGTCTGTTCGTCATAGGCCGCGTTGCGTGGCCACTCAAGGCCCTGATCGCCGTTCTTGAGCGGCGTATACGCATCCAGCGGCCCCAGGGGGTTGATCCACCCTGTCCACCGGGGCGGGTTGTTCCACACCCAGGCATACGTTGCATCAAGGTACTGCGACGCCTCGATCAGCGCACCCTGCTTATCATCCTGCGTTGCGTCGGTCCACACACTGCCATCGGGCGACGTGGCGTTGACACGATCGTTCCAGTAGGTGTCTGCGTCAGCCGTGCTGAGGTATGAATTACTCCCAGAGTCGCCATTACCGGATTCGACCAAAAAGCTCATTTATCGCCTCCATTACGGCGAGTTTCCCAGTGTTTCTTCATGGCGTCCTCCGATCCTTGCTCGCCTCTACGGATGTTTTCTTCCGTAGTCACCGGTTCAAGGTGATCCGGATTGATGCAGGCCCTGTTTCTGCATAAGTGGTCCAAGTATAAGCCTTCCGGAACAGGACCGACATGAAACTCGTAACTTGCCCTATGCGCATACACTGATCCGCCAGATGCAGTTTTAAAGCGCCCATATCCTCCATTTTTATATCCGGTCCATATCCAACAGTCCGTTTCTTTGTTGACAATATACCTCTCCAATATCTTTGCAAGAGGCACTTCAAACGACCTGCCAGCGCAGGAAGAACTGCAATACTTCCGCCTTTTAACCTCAGAAGGAGCCCCAGATATTTCTTTACCGCATCCAGCACACGCCTTCGATACTATTGTCTTTTTACCCTTGTTATGAGGCTCAACGCCTTCTTTTGATTTCCAATAACAAGCACGGCAGCAAAATGCCCTGCGCCCCATTTGGGATGGCCACTGAGTAAAATTCTGTCCGCAATTCTCACACGCGAAAAGTTTTTTGGCAGTCATTCTAAGAATCTCCTTTTGTTGAGACTCTAGTATAACGCTTTTGCTACCCGCGTGCATGAACAGTTAAAGCCATCAGCTCGCTCGCCTCTTCTTGTTGCGCCGCTGCTGATCCCAGAACCACCACTGCCACCCACTACCCCATTGATTACGAGGTAGCGGTTTCGGATTCGGCGTTGCCATCTCGCACCTCCAGAACGTACCGACGCAGTGTCGTGTCCTTGGTCGCCGGCCCCGCCTTGCGCCCGTGCGCCTTCAGATAGGCGAACATGGCGTCCCGATCCATCTCGTCCGGATCGGGGTATCCGTCCGGGATCGTATTTCCCTCGTGCTCCGAAGCGCGCCTGGTCGCACCTTCTTGCGCGACGGCCTGCTCTGGATTGATCGCAGGCGGTACAGCTGCATCCGGGTCTTCCCCGCGTGCGATCGCTTCTTCACGCTCGCGGATGCGCCTGCGCTCGGCACGAATATCCGCCATGCGCGCCTTTTGCTTCATGCGCTCGCGCGCCTGTAACTGGCGCTTGCGCCACCCCGTCATTGGGGGAATGGGTTGTTCGGCCATTGTTGCTCCAGGTAAAACGAGGCGAGGCCGAAGCCCCGCCCCGTCACGATCACGCCAGGGTGTGCTTGAACTGAACCACGCGCACGTTCTGCGGCTCGTACACGAGCGTCCAGTTCGCACCGGCCAGCTCCGCATTGCTCGGAGACTGAGCGGACGGCACGCCCGAACCAGGATCCCACTTCACACCACGCGGATGCATGATGAAGTACCGACGATTCACCATGTACTCGGAGCCACCGTTGGTCAGCGGCTCGCGATCCGTCTCGACTGGCACCTTCGGCATACCCTCTGCGTAGGCGATGGCGCCCGCCGCAAAGATGTAGGTCGTGTAGGTGCCGGACGTGACAGGCAGGCCATCATCCACGATCAGGCGCTTGCCCATGTACGTCGGGATCGTCGGGTTCCCCTGCGAATCGGGGATGAAGCTGATGAGGTCCTGCTTCTTCATCGATGTATAGGTCGCCGAATGAACCGCAATCGCCGTCAGGCGATCCTGGTTATCACCCAGCTTGCCAGCGGCGTCGAGAAACGCCTCACCGTCGAAGTCAGACGCGGTGCCCGTAGCGGCCGAAATGTCAGAAACATTGGCCGTGACCTGCGACATGGCGCCGTTCAGGGTTTCGATCAGCGTCGTCTGCATCCGACGCGCCCAGTACTCGGCGAATCGTTCGGCGATCACGCGCATCGGATCGTCGCCGGCCAGGTCTCCGGCCAGATAAGTCGAACCGAACACCTTGGCCCGACGCAGGATCACCGCCACGTCCTCCGACGTGTTGACGTTGTTGACGGTCAGGTTGCTGGTGTCGTCGAGGATTTCGTCGGCACCGCTCAGGTCCTGGAAGAACGGGAGATTGATCGTGCTGCCCGCATCGGGGAAGCTGATCTGCGAATTGACATCGCTCAGGATGCCGGACTGCCACACGTCGGACAGTTCCGACGTGCGCTCGATGACATACCGCGCCCACTGGTCGGGCACCAGCATGTCGCTCAGCTTTGTGTAAGCCATGCGAAATACTCCTTGTTTCGGATGATGTCCGCCTCACGGCGGTCTGGTGCCCTCGGCCCGTTGGGCGTCAGGCGATTGAAGGCTGGGCGTTGCCCAGGTGGGCTGGTGCGCCAAGAAGATCTCGGGTCCAGCCCGACAGGGACGTCACACGCCCTGCGAGTATCGGATAGGCTTCCTTCCAGCCGCGCCGATACTTTTCGCAGTGCCGCCAGGGGTCACTGTCGAAAAAATGCCCCGTGGTCGTCATGGGGATACCACAAAGGATGATCTCGTCGCAATCGAGCTCGTTAACCGCGAACTGTGCTGCATACAACCCGGTCGACCCCGGCCACAGTTCGCGCACGATGCGATCAATGCGCACGCCACGGCGCTCCTTGTGCGACACGCTCACGAAGTCGGGGTTCCCGGTGCGCTGCCCCATCCAGCGCGACAGTTTCTCCGGATGCAGGCTGCACCAGTAGTCAATATGCCCCTGGTAGGCCACGCCCGCGTCATTGGTGGCGATCACCGTGCGCTGGTCAATGTCCTCAACCTGCGCCAGGTCCTCCCACAGAGTATAGCCGCCGCCGAGAACGACGGCTTTATGCGTGCCAGTCACTGCGCCGAATCACCCGCTGCACCGCCTCGCGATCCCATTCCAGCCCGCAATACTCGACAACAGGGCGATAGGCCTCAACGTCGTCCGTTATGGCCTCGTGCGGCCATATGTCCACGCAATCGCACGCCTGTTGCAGTGATTCCAGCCGGATATGGTACTGGCGCGCCCACTCGGCCCACTCCTCTTCAGTCGTATAGTGAGCCATGAACCGCGCGCGCATGCACGACGCTGCGACATCCCATCGATCACGCCAGCAGATCACCCACCGGGCGTCTGGAAACGCCGCTGCCCAGATCGGCCACATGAGCGCAATCTTTGCCTCCTTGTAGACATTGGCGCTGCCAAGCTCCTTGCGCACTTTCTCCGCAAAGCCCTCGGGAACCGGTCTTGCCTCGCTGTCTGGCAGGGGGTGTTGCCCCAGCGGGTCCGCCCCGAGCGAGCATAGATACGGCTTCACGACACGTTCGCGCACGCCGGTGTGCTCACGCATTCGATTGACGCGCCCCGGATTGGCCCCACAGGCTTGCAATACCTCGACGGTCAGGGACGTCCCGGAACGGGCGCATCCGGTGACGAGAATGAGGCCGCCTGTATCCCTGCCCGATTCTCGCTCAGATCCACCGGGTCCCAATAGATTCTCAAGCATGTGTGCCACCAGTGTGGGGGTTTGACCGTGAGATGCAGCGTCTCGCCAATCAGTTTGCCACAGTTGTCGGGTCGGGTCGCGATCTGGAAGAACACGCCCTTGCGCGTACAGCGTCGAATGCTCGCCAGGGTCTGTAATACCCGCTCACGCGGAATATGCTCCATCACGTCCGTGCAGAATCCCCAGTCCGCCTTGATGGCCGGCATGTCCCACAAGCACTCACGACGAAACGGGATTGCGACATCGGGATCGAGGCAGTTGTCGGCGAAGTCCACGCCGATCACATCAAGCCCTGCCTGCTGTAACCGGACCGCTGGGCGCCCGGTACCGCAACCGAAGTCGATTACGGTGTCACCGGTCTGCATACCGAGCGCGTTGATGGCGTCTTTGACCAGCGATTCCCCAGGCGCCTGTCGCCGGTACTGGTCGTGCTGCCACATGCGCTCGTATTTCGTGCGCTCGGACGCCTCGCTCACCCGCCCGCTTCCGCCTTCAGCCGCTTGGCGCGCTCCGGATCGCTGTTCGTGATCCGGCCCTGCTCGCTCAAGTTGAAGCCTTCCTTGCTCCATGGATTGGTCTTGCCGCCACCGCTCCCGTTACGACCGCCGGGGGCGCCGCCGCCGCCGTTGCCGGGCGCCGCGATGAAGTAGCTGCCCTCGTCACCCTGCGACCATTCCTTGATCGCGTCGGACAGTGGCGTGCCGTCCTTGGTAACGACGTTGCCATCCTCGTCGATCTGCGTATCCGGCGACCACAGCCGCTCGGCCGCTCGGCGCAAATGTGGCGCCACGTTGACCTCAGACAGCGCTTTCTCCAGAGCGACCTCGGTACGGGTTCCGGTGTACTTGTGCGCCAGGTCGTCGCGTTCCTGCGTGAGCTGTTCGATCTTCTTCTCGTGACGCTTGCGCTCGCGCTCGCGGGCTTCCTCCACCTTCTTCTGGACGTCCTCACCACCGTCGCCGTTGGCCTTCAACCGCTCGTACTCGTCGGCGTCGAAGTCCTCGGGAATCTTGTCAGCGATCTCCTTGAACTTGTCGCGCTCCTTTGCGGCGTCGCTGCGCTTTTGCTTCTCGGCGTCGTATGCGTTCTTGAGCGCCGTAACCTCCGGGTGCTCACGCACGCCGTCGATCTGGAGCACGTACTTGTCGCCGTCCTGCTTGTAGTACTGCTGTACCGACTCCTCGACGTTATCGAGTGAGTCCATGATGGCTGCGAGTGCCATTGTCTACCTCCGTCACGTTGTGACTGTGCGCCCGCATTGCGGGCAGGGTTGCTACAAGGCGCATCAACATCAAAGCTGCACACCAGCAGCCTCGAATGCGCTGCGCTCCTTGTCCTGTAACTGCTTGAGCGTCAACTGCCGCCCACGTCGGTCCACGAATCGCTGCACGTCCAGACCGCCAGCAGCAAACAGCTTGGCGCGCTTGGCGCCGAGTGCCTCGCGGACCACGCTCATGTCGCCGGCGTTTACGCGGCTACGCAGCCATTCGTTGTAGGTAGTCGTCTCCGGCACCTGTCCGTTCATGCTCGCGCGCGAGCTCGGCGGCAGTTCATTGGCGTCGATCCCCATCTCCTGCCATGAGCGTAGCACCGGAGACACGCTGCTGCGACAGCCAATATGCGCGGGCGGCCTCGGCCCGCCGTCCACTGGATAGACCTTGCCATCGCGCGCCCGACAGATCGGCGTGGTGCGGCTGTCGAGTGTCGATACCCATTGGACGCTTTTGACCACCCGGTCATTGGCCTTGAACATTTCGGACCGGGCATTGCTCGATACGTGACTGATCGCGGTGCGCGTGACCGCCTCGGCCTGTCGGCGCCCGATCTCCATTACGCCGTCGGTGTAGCCCGCGGCGCGCGTCCCTCGGATGCGACGCACGATCTGGTCGGTCGTCTGGCCCTCGGCCACGCCCAATCGCACCGCCTCTGCAAGCCGCTGACGATGCGCCTCGCTGAGGTCTTTGTACCAGTCCCGCAGCAGCCGCCCCTGGAACGGGCGGCGACTGACGATCTCGCGCAACACGCTTGCCGATGGCAGCGCCATCTCGACTGGAATACCGATCGTGTGATTGATCGTGCCGGCCTGCCATTGCGTTTCGGACCGGGCAATATCCTGCAAGCTCTGCTGCTGTTCTGCCAGGGCGCCCTGGTAGGCTGGATCGAGGATCGATCGGAAGCCCGCTGCCATCTCCTGCAAGCGCCGCGTCGTCTTGGGGCCGGCATCGAACCCGCGATCCTTGATCTTGCGCAGCCTGTTTTCCAGCTGGCTCACCACGTCCTCATACGCCCGGTTGAGCTGCGCGATGACCTTGTTGGCTTCCTGTGTTTTCAGGCGCTCTAGATAGAGCGCATGGGATATGGTGCGATCCCTGATCTCCTGCGGCACCCCTTGGGCTGCGTCAGTTAGGCGCGGGTCTTGGCGGGGCATTCTGTCTATCCTTCGTTCGACTGACTATCGACGTTGTAGAGTGTTCGAACAACCGCCAATCAAACATGAAAGCAAATACAGCAATAAAAATAAACGGAAAACCGAGAATAGTAACCGTATATGCTAGAGGGGGGTTAAACCCACCAGCCCATTCAATGCACCAGAAGTAAAAGTAAACGGCATAACCAGTGCCGAACTTATACAAAAGGAAAGCAAGAATAATTGATATTTTTTTGATCATCTCCATAACAACCTCCCGTCGTTGCTCCCGGTAAAAGATGCGGCAACCCGCCGGGAAAACGGGCTTTCGGGAATGACCCTAGCCGCATGACCATTATACCTGTTCCGCGCCCTCTTGTGGCTACGGCATAGCCGTCGCCTCATCCTGCACGTCCGCCTGCACGTCCTCAGCCGTACGATCCTCGCTGATGATCTCTCCCTGCTGGAGGTTGCGGTGCAGATCCTCGAACGCCAGACCGCCGCCCTGCCATGCAGCCATGAGCTCCTTGAGCATGGCGGGATCCATCGGCATCGGCATGAAGTCGGTATTCAGCTCCATTCGCACGTCGCCGGACGCGTTGAACCAATCGCGCGCTATCATGAGGGCTTGCGTCAGTGCTTCGGATGTCGCATTGGCGAGTGATGCGAGCAGAGATATCTCACCGGAATGTCGCATGGCGACAGTATAGGCCGCCTCCGCCTGCTTCTTTTCCGGTGCCAACATCCGCGCGCCGAGTGCGGCCATGTGCGCCTCTTTCGACTCGCGGCGCTTTTCCAATGCTTCAAGCCCCTGCCCGGTGAACTCCAGCAATCCGACCGTAACCTCGGTGCTGGGACTGGACCACAACTCGGTCGGGCCAATGGCCGTGGGCGCTTCGTCGGGCGGCACCCCAAACACATACGGCGTCGGCAGCGCGGTGAAATGCGCGCCGTGTTCCAGGTCGGCAATCGTGCGGTAGTGCGACAGGTTGGCATGTGCCAGGTCCAGCAGGATCGGCTTGCTCACGTCCCATTGCGTACCGCGAGGCCCCACGAAGATGAACGGAATATAATCCAGCGGCGCACCCTGCATCAGCGGCACAACCTCGTCAACCACGACCCACGCGCTCCCGTTGTGCATGTACACCTGCTGGCGATAGTACGCGGGCACGGGGTTGCCATCCTGGTCCTCGGTCACCAGGTCGAGCACGCGATATTGCTGGACGACATCACTACCGAACGGATCTTCGCGGGACGGGACCTCTACGTTCTCCCTGAGCCGCACGTGCGTGAGCTGCGTCTTGTTGTTGACCTGTCCGTGACGCCAAAAGATGATCGTCTCGGCCTGATAGATCGTGAAGAACGGGCGCTGATTGTCCTGTACAGCCTGCGCACGCGTGGCGTTCTGCCGCGCCGGCGGATGGTCAACCAGGATGCCGGCGCGCGACACGACCAGCTGTTCCTCAATCAGCGATTCGGCGAACGAATCCAGCGACACGCCATCGAGCGTTACGTCTTCGGCCCACGCTCTCATCGCGTCCGGCATCTGCACGATCGCCGACCGTCGAAATACCATACCCGACAGCCCATCCACGGTGCGCTGCGTGGCGCCGTAAAATCCTGCACGCCTCACATAGGCGCCATATTCGTCTGGATCCTGGCCACCAAGGCGCGGCAGATAGGCTTCGCCGCGCTCGTGGATTCTATCCTCGCCCGCTACCACGTCGCGCATGAGCATCCATGCCTCGGACATGCGCTGGTATTCCTTGTGGTGAGTGTCGATGGGCATCAGAACCCCTTCATCTTGCGGCGCTTGAGCGAGCGATCGGCAATCGGGAACTCGGTATGCACCAGGTAGCCCAGTGCGTCAGTGATATGGTCGAGGCCCAAATCTTTGTCCGGGTGACTGGTGCCTGGCTTGTAACTCAATCCCTGCAGCCCAGTAATCGTGTTCTTGCATCGCGGATGCACAAAATACCGTCTCCGGTAATGCTCATCTTCACAAAGCCGATTCACTTCGTTGATTCGATCTGCCACTGGCGGGTGTTTGCTTTCCGCCAGCACCTGGAAGCCATAGCCCCGAAGAATGCTGAGGTCCGTTTGCCCGACCGCTGCGCTGCTCCTGCGCTGATTGCCCGCTGGATCGGGGTACACGCGAATATGGCGTTCAGGATACCGTCGCAAGATTTCCTGCGCCATTTCCTCGGTGTTGCCATTACGAATGACGATCTCATCCCACTGGTGGAGCTCATCCGACACCCTGGATCCGACAACGGCAGACATGGGGTCCACATTGAAGTCCATACCGATGTAGATTGTCCCCCCAATGTCCTGGGTGTCTTCGCGCACATTCTCCTCGGCGAAGTTCTTGTACACCACGCCCTCCGCGCGAGGAACTTGAAACGCCTCGTGTGGCGTTGCCGGGTACTCTTGGCGGAACCGCCAACATGGCTCGTCGGCCTTGCCGGATGATGCCTTGGCCAATTCCCGGTTCTTGCTGTAGGCCCAATACAGCTGTGATTGTGTGAGCTCGTGCTGCTGGCCGTACTGCGCCCATTTTTCCGACGGCTTCCAGTTTTTCGGCGGTGTCGACCGGTAATCCTCATGCCAGAACCACGGCACGAAGATCAACTCGAACTCGCTATCACCTACAAGCGCAGCCTGGCACTCCTCGTAGAACACGCCCATGGGACCATTGCCCGTGCTTTCGAGGATGATCTCGGTTCCCGCCTCGCCCGGCACGGCTTGTAATGCGCCAGTCATGTGATCGGCCGCATTCGGCCACCACGCAACCTCGGAACCATGGAAAAACTGGATCGTATCGGAGCGGCCGACCGACTTGCTCCCGGCCGTTGCGACCTTGTAGCCGCTGTCGAGGCGGTCGAACACCAACTCCTTTGCATTCGCCGTGCCCGTCTGTGGACGAACCAGGTCTGGACAGTGATCATGGAATCGCTGCGCCATGCCGAACAGATTGTCGGTAGCGTCCTGGTTGTGCGTCAGGATGAATGCCTTCACGCCGCGCCGATGCGTCACGCGCCAGTAGAATCGACCCTCCACGTAAGTCGAGCATCCCCATTGGCGCGCCTTGAGGACAATGGCCCGGACCTTGCCGCGCTCCTTGCGCTGACGTTCCAGGCGAGCATGCACATGGTCTTGTGATGCGTTCGGGATGAACGACTCAATCGCCCCGGCCTTGGTGCGAACTTTCAAACACCGCCGCGCATAGTGATCGAAGTCGTCACGCAGTCGAAGGCGAATATCCCGTTCACGCGGGCTCAGCATCATTCCAGGTCGTCGAGGGCATCCTCATGGAACACCCCCACGTTCGCATGCACTTCAGACCGCGAGAGTTTCGGGACGTGGTACTCCAACAGATCGGTAAATGCCTTGAACGCCGCGAGCGGGCCATCCTGCTGCTCGATCTTGTCGAGCCAGTCCTCCAGCCTGTCGGCATTCCCGTCCACGAAAGCAGAAATCGCCTCTCTGGCTGCCTGGGTCGACTTGTTCGGCGTGCCCTTCTTGCGTCCGCCAGTCTTTTTGCCGTCTTTCGTCGCCATATCTAGAAGAATCTACTACAGACGGCAGATTTGTTGGTTGAATACATTGCTCGTCCTCCCGCGTTGCGGTGGTTCGGCGTTGCCGATTGGGACGGTTCGGGAACAAATGGAAACGCCCGCCGGCCGAAGCCGCACGGAGCGCTGTCTCGAGGTGTTCCGCCAAGGGGAAGTCCCCAGGGCGCACCTTCCACATTGATTAGATTGGCAACCTACCGGGGCGCCATATCCCTGTCAACCCCTTTTGCACAATTGGTTGTGGGCTCATCCGCCTGGGCACACAACATGTGGTAGTTCCAGAGAAACAGGGACGCGGCCGATTGGCGCCGGGACTTCCAGGCGTGCCAGTCCTCGACGGTCAGCCTGCCCCTGCTCTCTGCCCGTGGGTCCTTGCCCGTCATGCGCCCCACACAGTCCCGCGGTGTCAGGCCCTCGCCGTAGAGCCAGAAGATGGCCCGCCCCAGGTCCTGGTTCTGCTCGTGTGTGCGCTGTACAGCGGTATCCAGGCGATGCCAGCGCCCCTGGCGATGGGCGTACTTCTCCGGGTGTGACATGGGCCGCTCCCCACCTTGTACACGGTCGTGCATGTTGCCGTCCTCCGGGACGCCCTCGCCTGGGCCGCTGCTCCATTCCAGCAGCAGGGCATGCGCCTTTTCCTGGTGCTGCTCGGCCTGTGTTTTACGTCGGGTCACAAGTTCAATCCTCCGGCGGATGGGGTGCGTGGGATCGGTCCATAAGCCCGCTGATGGTGGCGCCGACAGTAGCCACGATGGCGGCTTCCATGTAACGCTGATGTGCGATCAGGGCGCTGACGGCCATAAGGGCGCCTGCGTCGAACAGGGTAAAGTGGCTGGTGAACAGGAAGCGGTGCATGGTTAGTCTTCGATTGGCAGGAGCACCACGTCGCGGATTCGTGCCCAACGCCTTATACGAGACTCCCAAACCGGAATATCCCACCAGCACATGGAGGCCACAGCGCCATCATCCGTTTCCACCATAACACCCTCTTCTTCGTTCGCATCCTCCTCCGTCGGCGGCTCACTCACCGGGTGCCAGGCGGTGCGGGCGGTTTCAGTCAAGTCGTCAACGCAGCCACTTAGCGCGCCGTCCCATTCGTCCATGGGTGGCCCGCCAATGGATTGGCTCCACTCTTTCGCCA